ATCGAGGATGAACCGGTGGAGGCATAATGGCGAGAATCGAACTTCGACATTGTGACATCATCATCCGCGACGGCTCTCGGGGCACTGCTGAGGTTGACGATGCGTCGATCATGGATGGCAACACGACGCTGGAAATTGATAGCGTGGCCATTGTGGGCAACCGCACGGTTGTTCCGGTGGGTTCGCATTTTCGTGTCACTGGCGTGGCTCAGAAATATCTGGTCACGGCCCAAAACTCCAACAAGGTATGGACGTTGACCATTGATGCGACGAGTGGTAACTACACTCTCACGTTCAATGGCCAAACAACGGCCAACATCCTTGAGGATGCTGATGCGGCCACGGTGTTGGCGGCCCTTGTGGCTCTCAGCAATGTGGCCCCCGGTGATGTGCTTGTGAGTGGTGCCGCTGGCGGCCCATTCACGATCCAGGCGGCGGGCGTTTATGCGGGACTTGCGAGTCCGGTGCTCACTGCTACGGATGTGGATTTGGCTGGCGGTGGCGATACGATTATCGTCGCTGTGCTACAACCGGGCGCTGTGACATGGGAAGTCACGTTCACGCCCCCGCTGATTGCGGCTGATCTGCCGGTGGACATGGACCCGATCACGATCCTACCTCGTGAGTTGAATATCAAAATCGGTGATGGCGATCTTCGCTACACCGAACGCGATGAGTTCAACTACGACCTGGATCGCGGGGAGCTTGACACCGTTCGACGGGCCGACGATGTGCCGATGGAAGTTGTCTCCAACTTCGTGTACGAGCATATCACGACTGGTTTGAACGAAGACATCTCTCCGATGGATGCAATCAAGCGGAAGGGTGATGCGGCTGATTGGATTAGTGCCGCGACCGATGAGTGCGAACCCTATGCGGTTGACGTGCTTGTCATTCACACTCCGCCGTGCGGTACGGCTCAGAAAGAGTTCACGTTGTTCCCGGACTTCCGTAGTGAACAACGCGAAGTGAACTTCAAAGAGTCGAATATCCAGATCACGGGCCGATGCAACGTGTTGGAACCTGTCACTTGGCGTGGTGAGGAAACGGACGAGCCGGCGTAAGCCTGGCAAAAACCATTCCTGCCTAACTTGAGTTTCTGAAGGGCAGGGCTGCGAATTAGTTCGTGGCCCTGCCCTTTTCTTTTGTGTTCTGCAAGGGAGCAAATCAAATGAAGATTGGTGGAATTGATCCGAAGACGTTGCCGACGAAGATACCTTTGGTTCTTCCGCGCGGCGAACAACAGTTGGTGTTCTGGGCACAAGGTTTGCCCGACCGTGACGAGTTCGACAAGCAGGTGCCGGCTCCGACGCCGCCGGGCAAGCACACGCCACAAGGCTGGGTGCCGGACCCGAATGAGCCTGGCTATCGGGCGGCATTGGAAGCCTACAACAAGCGATGGCTCGGTTATCTGGTCACACGGTCACTCGCCGCGAGCGAGATCGAATGGGACACGGTCAAGATGGACGTACCCGGTACGTGGACCCAGTGGGAAGACGATCTGAAGAACGCCGGCCTGTCGCAGGTCGAGTGCAATCTGGTCCTCGGTCTCGTGTGGGAAGCCAACAGCTTGGATGAAACCAAGTTGGCGAAGGCCCGCGAGGCTTTTCTACGTGGTCCGCAGGCGATGCCCGCCGTCTGACGTTTCCGACGTATGCGACGGCTGAATTTGAAATCTGGTGCGCTTGTCAGTGGTTAGGTGTTCTCCCACCCGGCGTCAAGCCGGCATGGGATGACAACGGTGCGCAGACCCAGGCGTTGATCCTGGAATGCTATCGACGCTATGAGCACGACCGCGTGCATTGGGAAGCCTCATTGGCAAACGCCAAGATTTCGTGAGCCTGTGGACCATGAAACTGTTCGCAACATTCCGAGCACCGCGCTACAACATCGTGGAGTACGAGCGATTGCTGCAAGACCGACTCGGTCGAGCAATCGCGGAGGCCGCAGCCGAGTGGCTGGGTGCCACGATGTCGTTGATCCCGGTATGGAGTGGCGCATCTCACGGCACGTTTAGACCGCTGGCAAGCAAACTTGGCTTGCAACTGGTAATCACACCGCGAGCGTTTGTGAATCGGATTGGTTTTGGTGAAGCAAACGCGACCGGCGAAGTAACGGCAGATGCCGCCGCCGGTCGCTTTACTTTCTCCTATTCGACGACGCTCGCTCATCTGATCTACAACGAATTTAACAACGCAAACATCACGCCGGACCCGACGTTGTTTGCCCGACTTCTCCAACCGGGTCCTTATCGTTTCCAAGAGGCTGGCGAGAAGGCGTTCCGCGATTTCGCGGCAGGCGTCACTCTGCCTGATCCCTCCTCGACCATTCAGGTCCGCACGGTTCGTGCGTCGTAGAGGAACTGAGAGATGGCAGACGAGATTCGTCAAGACATGGGCTTCGATGCTGCGCAAGCGCTCGAAACTCTCAATCAACTGAACACAGGGTTTGATAAGTTTTTTCAAACCCTGAATGCGGCTCCGCGCACATTCGACGCCTTCAATTCGCGGGCGGCGAAGACGGTGTCCGCCCTAATTCAAATCAAGAAGAATGCCGATGCTGCGACGGCGTCGTTAGGCCGGACAGCCGGTGCCAATTTACCCGGTGGTGTCGGTGGTGGCGTTGGCCCAAGTGGCAACGCTAAGCTCACTGGGGCGGCGGCTGCGGCTGAGTTCGATAAGCTATTCGCTAGCGCAAACAGTGCCGGCAATGCGGCAACGGCAGCCGGTAAGAAATCAGAAGATGCGTTCAACCGTGCTCGACGATCATCGAATGGTTTTGCTCTCAGTTTAGAGACGGTGGTTCGCGTGCTGGGTACGCAACTCATCGTTCGTTCGCTGAACTCATTGCTGAGGGGCGTTGAACAGTCGTTCGGTAAATTCATCGAGTTCCAGCAAAGCCTGGCGACGATCCGCACGATCCTGCCGAGCCAGTCGATCAACTCTTTGTCTGAAGAGTTGGTAAACTTGTCGAACAATTTCAACGTCCCATTACTGGACGTTGTCCATGCTAAATACGAGATCATCCAAAACGGTTTTGAGTCGGCTGCGGAGTCCACTCAAATCCTGACAGCGGCCCTGAAGTTCGCCCGCATCACGAATGCAGACGCAGCGGCGAGTGCTGATTTGATCAGCAGTTCGCTGAATGCCTACTCGCAAGCGGCGTCCGAAGCAGAGACCGTCACCGCCAAGTTGGTGAAGACGATCGAGATTGGTCGTGTCAGCGGTTCAGAATTGGTTGCGGCGTTCGGCCGTGTGGCTCCAATCGGTAAAGAGATTGGTGCGACAACCGACGAATTGCTGGCTGCTTTCTCAAGCATCACTATCGGTGGCGTGCGAGCCAGCGAGGCAGCGACTCAGATTCGCGCCACCCTATCTGCGCTCCTGAAGCCTTCCGAGGCGATGAAAGAGGCGTTCAAGAAGGTCGGCGTTGAGACCGGCGACCAAGCCATTCAAACCTTCGGCTTGAAGGGCGCGCTCGATCAGTTAATTGGAACGACAAACGGTTCGACCGCCTCTATCGCGAAGTTGTTCCCGAATATCCGCGCGTTGAACGGTGTGTTGCGTGAGACCGGCTCCGGTGCCGACATCTTCACGAGCCATATCAAGGAAATTCAAAAGACAGCGACCGAGGTTCTCAACAAGAAGTTTGAGCTTCGTATCGAGACTAATGCCGAGAAGGTCGCTAAGGACTTCAACAAGTTCACCAACTTCTTGACAACAGAAGTCGGCAAGACGCTTGTTGAGACCACAGCCCAGGCGGTTGGTCTGGCGGGCGGTGTTGATAATATCATCAATGCTGCCAAGTCGCTGGCTCCCATAATGGGTGTGGGCACTGCGGCGATCATCGCCTACAGCGTGGCGACGGCGTCGGCGACGGGCTTGCAAAAACTGTTTAACCTCTCGTTAAGGGATGGTAAGCTCGCGGCGAATCTATTCGGCGGCGCACTTTCTGCCGTCTTCCTAGTGATTGCGGCGATTCAAGGTGGCAAGTTCGCCGGTCGGTTTATCACCGACAAGATCAATGAAGGCCGAAAGAAACTCGAAGAGGACGGTCAACAGCTTTTACAACACCAACGAGAGCAGGATGCCGCTCGCAATCAGTTAGCTGAGCAGGCGAACAAGGACCGATTCAGACTGCTCAATCAACAAATTGCCGAGACGCGAAAGGCGTACACCGAGCAACTTGAAATCGCCAAAGTCAACAACGCATCCCTGATTGCCGATGACAAGTCCACACTGGACCGCATCATCGAAGCTCACGACAAGTTTGCACAAGACTTGAAGCGAGCAGCACAGGACGCTGAGAACCAAGTCCTTGACTCGCGAAAGCAGAGCAATGACCTAATTCTCAAACTCGAAGACGAGCGTTTCAAGAAAGAGAACGACAAGCAGTCAAAACTCTCGCAGTTAATTAACCTGCGACGACGCTCAGAGCAGGTCGCGGCCCTGGCTAGGAAACAGTTGGCTGCCGCGAATACCGATGAGGAAGCTCGGGCGGCACGGGTCTCATTCGACCGATCCGAAGCATTTGCTCAGCAGGCGTTGGAGTCAGCAAAGACTCTCAACTCTACGACGGCAATTGCTCAAGAGGAGCGTCGAATCGAGCAGATGACTCGAAGCCGGATTGCAGCGGAACTTCGCTTTCAGAAAATTCGTCAAGCCGAAGCTAATCAACTTCGTGCCGAGGCTGCGAAGGAAGAGGAGCGTGTCGGCAAGCTCAAGATTCTGGCGAAAGAGTTCCTGGAAAAGTCCAATCTCTTCGATACCTCGGGCAACCGATTGCCGGAGGATCAAGTCACCAAGAATGTCGGCGATGCCAAACGGGCACTCTCCGAGTTCCAGCGGCTTGCATTCGATAAGAAGGGCGCATTCTCGATTGGAGATTTGTTCTCGTTCGATTCATTACAACGGCGACTGCAACAATCAGTTGCCGATGGTGAAGTCGAGAAGTTGTTCGCCAGCGACAGGGCACTCGACGGTCTGGTGGCCCAGATTCAGGGCAACATCGGGCGAACCGAGTTTGTCGTCAATCTCTTGACGAAGGCTGGGATCGACACAACGAGTTTGAAGGGACTCTCTGATCCAGATGCTTTGGCCCGTAGCACTGAACTCCTGCAAGAGCAGGAGGAACTGGTCAACAGACTGGACGATAAGTTGGATCGTCGAAAAGATTTGGAACGCCAAATCGCGGAATCTCGGAAGCTGGCCACGGACTCATTCAAGGCAGAGTTGTCAGCCGGTGAAAAGCGATCGAAGTCCGCACAGTTATTGTTGTCTGGTGCGGTTACGGGCGGCGCAGATGCCCGGAAAGCCGTGTTCGGCGATCAGGCGGTTATCAATTCCCTTCGGACAACGATCCAGAAGGCTCTGGATAGTCCGAATCTGACGAAGGAGCTTGTTGATCATCTTGCTCAATCGCTAGATGAATTTTCCAAGAATGCGACGGTTGCTGTCAACATCGACGTGAACCGGGCCGCAGGCGAGTTCAAACAACTCAAGAAAGTGTTGGAGTCACAGCTTCAAGTTAAGGAACTTGAGAAGGAAGGTGTCACGGAGAAGAATGTCCGTGATAAGCAGGAGGCGTTGCAAAATGCTACGAGCAAGTTCGAGGCAGAAATACAGGTTGAGGAAGCGTTGAAGCGGAGCCGACAAGCTCAAATCGACACTACTAATGCGAGCATCAGCTTTGCAACGCAATCGCAAAGTGCTGCTACATCAACCGGCACAATCGCCACGAATTTAGCCTCGGCAGCACAGTCGATGGCACGGATGAATCAGACTACGCCAGGTGCAGCCCCAACCTTGTCGCCTACACTCCAACCGAATGGAGCGAACCTAACGGCTTCTGCTCCTCGGACAGCAACTCCTACCGCACCGACCGCGACTCCTGCGGCTGGTGCAACTAATGTCAACCTCACCCAGAACATTACTACGAACGACGCGCGACAGTTTGCTCGGGATACTGCCCAAGCGCTGAACCGCGAGATTCGTCGTAATGCTTCTGTTCTACGAACGGCCTAAACCGTTCAAACGTGTTTCCCTTGCGGGCACTCCCGGCGTTTAGCGCGAGCGATGTCGGGAGTGTCTTTTCTACTTCCGGGCCAACCCGGTTCGTTCAATTCCCACCGTAGTGTGGAGAGGATCAAATGCAACCTGACAGACTTACACTCCGCGAGCGGATCACCGGGCGGCTCAACCGAAAATCCGGTATCCAGATTTACGATGCGATGGCGCTTCAGGCCATAAACGGAATGAAAGGCACGTTTCACGTCCGACATGGGCGTGGCGGCCGGACAATCCAGGAATGGTCGATTCCAAACCTGATTGTGAATGAAGGCAAGAACCACATTCTCAACGTCGAGTTCCATGCAACGGCGCAGTTGGCGACATGGTATCTCGGCCTGATCGACAACGCCGGTTTCACGGCCGTTGCGGCAGCCGACAATTACGACAACATCAATCAGGTCGGCAACGGCTGGGATGAGTTCACCACTTACACGGATCGGAACAACGCCGACAGTGCTGTGACACGCCCAGTGTGGCCGGAGGATGTCGCTAGCGGTCAGGCAATCGCGAACACGACGCTGGCGATCTACG